AATAGTGTTTTACAGTTTGAATCTGAAAATAGAGAGTACTTAGAAAACTTAGCGGTAGAATTGGTTAAGAAGGAGATGTCTTTACCTGAGGGAGCTCTACAGTTTGATGCCAAATTAGTTGGTTTAGGTCAAATAGATGGTGAGGGTTTCCAACAACAAGGTGAAGATCCAAGTGAAGAGGAAATCGAACAACAATTTGGTGTTAACCCTGAAGAGGCGGAAGACGATGTTGAAGATTTCATCGATGCGTTTGAGAAGTTTGATCAGGAGACCGCAAAAAGACGTTTTATTAATGCTTTAATTCAGGGGGCATCAAAAAAGGGACATTATATGTTCGAATTGGTCGCTGATCAATTAACAGAGAGAAACCCCAACATTGTTAATCAATATGGTATCCTAATGTCCGTTAATGATTTAATGTATTGGGTTTTACCTGATGGAATGTTAGAACAAGGAATGGGTGGTGGTAATTTCGCCGGTAAAGAAGAAATCAACACAGAAACTGACCCACCAACAGTAGTTGCAAGGGCGGTATTTTTCCCCGCACTAATTCATGAAGTGATTAAGGGTGTTATGGAGATCATGGGTACACAAGGATTACCTGATGATCCAAGATCTGCGGAAATGGTAATGTCTAAAACTGATACCTTACCTGCAGAAGTTTGGGACCTTAGATTGGGACCCACTATTTGGAGTAAGTTTAGAGAGTCGTATCCTGAGAAACTCATGGATGACGATATGAAACATATTCAAAATTATTTATTCTCAAGATTTTCCGCATTAGATACTCAAGAATTTTTCAAGGTGTCTAAGGAAATATTAAAAGGAAGTGATTTAGGTAAAGATATTTTAAGTAAGATGGTCGATCAAATCATTTCAGATTTACAAAATGAAGACTACGAAGAAGATCAATACAACAAAGAATTCGGAAATGAAGAAGATGATGGATTAAAGGGATTCCTCGGTTCGTTAGGGATTGGATTATCACCTCGTGACGACTCCGATGATGGTCCCGACATGGACGATCGTTATGATGACGATATTGAAGTATAACTCAAAGTGGTCAGCACGACCACTTTTTTTGTATTTATAGGATATGGATAAGAACAAACTATTACAACTTAAGGAGTATGCCAAGATCATGAAGGATACTCCATATGCGTTGAAGACATATCTACAAACATACGATAACACACAAAAGAAGTATGTACCGTTAGAGTTATTTCCTGATCAGGTTGAATTGATTAATGATTATGATAACTATAACGAAAATATCACACGTAAGTACAGACAGGCGGGTGTATCTACAGTAACTGCAGCATGGTTATCCAAGAAGATACAAACTGCGAGTCCTGATAATCCTGAGAGGATATTGATCATTGCGAATAAAAGAGATACCGCCATCGAGATGGCAAACAAAATACGTGGTTTCTTGGATCAATGGCCTGAATGGATAAATGTCGGTTTTTCCCCCGATAAAAACTCCGAAAGTAGATATAGAATGAATAACGGGTGTGAAGTGAAGGCGGTTGCAACATCCGCAGATGCACTTCGTGGATATACACCGACGGTTCTTGTTTTTGATGAGGCAGCATATATCGAAGCGGGAGAAGATTTTTGGGCTGCGTGTATGGCATCCTTATCAACAGGTGGTAAGGTAATTCTCATTTCCACACCAAACGGATATGACCCAATATACTATGGTGTATATGATCAAGCGTTAAGGGGAATGAATGACTTTAAAATCACTGATTTAAGGTGGTTTAAAGATCCTCGTTACGCATCTGACCTTAAGTGGTTAAAGGTTGATGATATTATTCACTACATGTTAAATAGGGAACAGTATAATGACGAGGAGATTACTTTAGAAGAAGGATGGCGACGTTATGAGGAACTACTCGAAAATGGATACAAACCCTACTCTCATTGGTTTGAGAACATGGCTAAAAAGTTCAAATACGATAAGAGAAAAATCGCACAGGAATTGGAGTGTGATTTCCTTGGTTCAGGGGATGGTGTTATCCCAAATGATGTTCAGGAAAGAATTAGAAAAACGATGATAAAGGACCCTGTAGAAAAATATATGCAGGGTACAATGTGGATGTGGAAAGAACCTGTAGAGGGTCATAGGTATATAATGGGTGTCGACGTTTCAAGAGGTGATAGTGCAGATGCCTCTTCTATTTGTGTAATTGATTTTGACGAAAGAGAACAAGTTGCCGAATATGTAGGTAAGATACCACCCGACGACTTAGCGTCTATCGTGTATAAGTGGGGTGTTTTATATAAGGCATTTGTCGCAACAGATATAACAGGTGGTATGGGTATTGCAACATCACGTAAACTACAAGAAATGGGATACAAAGACCAATATATTGATGGTGTTAATTCCATGAATATGTGGGAGTATAATAAGAAAGCACAGGAAAAAATACCCGGTATAAACTTTAATAATAAAAGGACGCAAATCGTTGCAAGTTTCGAGGAACAGTTGAGACATGGTTTTGTGGTTAGATCATCAAGATTACTTAATGAATTAAACACCTTTGTTTATATTAATGGTAGACCAAACCACATGAAAGGAGCACATGATGATGCTATCATGGCCATGGCAATTGCGATGTATGTGGGGGATATCTGTTTTACCCAATTAAAGAGAAATGATAGTGCGAATAAGGCGATGTTAGATTCGTGGGTTTTATCCGAAAGAACCTACGAACCGAAAAAATCGTTTTACTCACATGGAACCGCGTTTGATGCGGTGGGTTCAATGTCAATGGACGGACAACCACACAACCCCTCAAACAATAATTTATCGAGAGAACAGTACCAAGAGTACTCGTGGTTGTTTGGTGGTAAATCTAAACAACTTTAAAATGTCGAAAAAAAAACGTATATTATAAAGTTTAATATTTATTAGTATGGCTCAAGAAAATTTGACAGTTTATCAAAGATTGACGAAGGTGTTCGGTTTCCAAACGGAAAAACCGTCAACCCCTCCTCAATATAAGTTTGATAGAGACAAACTGTTAAAAACAGATAGTAAAGAGGATTTCGAGAGAGAACTTCTACAAAGACAACAATCACAATACATTGCGGATAAGTGGACTAAATTGGATCAGTCCCTATATAATCAATCGGTTTATTACGAACCAAATAGATTGGCCGCATATTACGATTATGAATCAATGGAATTTACTCCTGAAATATCTGCGGCTTTAGATATCTATTCAGAGGAATCTACGACACTTTCAGAAAAGGGTCAAATACTAACCGTATATTCAGAATCTAAAAGAGTTAGAAACATATTAGAAGATCTCTTTAATAACGTACTTGACATTAACACTAACCTACAAATGTGGTGTAGAGGTTTGGCAAAGTATGGGGATAATTTTGTTTATCTAAAAATAGATCCTGAAAGAGGTGTGGTTGGATGTCAACAGTTACCCAATATTGAAATTGAAAGACATGAAGGTGCCGCATCTCATGTACACAAATCAGAACCATCTGCAGGTGTGCAGTTACCAAGTAGGGAGTTAAGATTTACTTGGAAGAATAAGGATATGGAATTCCAAGCGTGGGAAGTCGCACACTTTAGATTATTGGGTGATGATAGAAAACTCCCTTACGGAACTTCTATGTTAGATAAAGTAAGACGTATTTGGAAACAATTACTTCTTGCGGAGGATGCTATGTTAATCTATAGAACTTCGAGGGCACCTGAAAGAAGGGTATTCAAAGTATTCGTGGGTAACATGGATGATAAAGATATCGAGGCGTACGTACAACGTGTTGCCAACAAGTTTAAAAGAGATCAGATTGTCGATCAAAGAAATGGTCAGGTAGATATGAGATACAACCAAATGGCGGTTGATCAAGATTATTTCATTCCTGTTCGTGACCCATCACAGTCATCTCCTATTGAAACTTTACCGGGAGCTCAGAACTTAGGTGAAATTGCCGATATTGAATATATCCAAAAGAAACTTCTCGCAGCACTTAGAATACCAAAGGCATTCTTAGGTTTTGAAGAGATTGTTGGTGAGGGTAAGAGTCTTGCACTTATGGATATACGTTTTGCAAGAACAATCAACAGAGTACAAAAATCCCTAATACAAGAATTAAATAAAATTGCATTAGTACATCTCTACCTATTAGGTTTAGAGGATGAGTTAGATAATTTCACATTATCACTTACAAATCCATCGGCACAATCAGATTTACTTAAGATTGAACAGTGGAAAGAGAAGATTACTCTATATAAAGATGCAACTTCAGATCAATCTCAGATCGGTATCCAACCTGTTTCACATACATGGGCTAAGAAGAACATACTTGGTATGAGTGATAACGATGTTATTCTTGATCTACAACAACAGAGACTTGAGAGAGCGTTGGGTGCTGAGTTAGGTATTACCCAAAACATCATTAAGAGAACAGGGGTATTTGATGAGGTAGATAAGAAGTACGGAATTCCTGAAGAGGAAAGACAAGCAATGGAAGATTCGATGGCACCTGCAGAAGGTGGTGATGCCGGAGGAGACTTAGGTGGCGATATTGGAGGAGGATCACCCCCACCACCTGATATCGGTGGAGACGAACCATTATCTGAATCCAAAACATCAACTAAGAAATCTAAGATATTAGGTATGTTAGGTGATGAATCTCAAGATTTTGATGATCTTTTTGATGTCGATAAGGCACAAAAGAATATTTATGAGATAGAGAATAAACTCAAAGACATTATACAAGAATAGATATGGCAACATTTGGACATGTAAAAAACAAAGTTTTGGTTAAACTAACCGAATCATACGGTAAGAAGGATTTTAAAGAAACCCTTAAGAAATACTTCCAACCAATAATGAAGAATAACACTCTGAAAGAGATGTATTCTTTATATGAAGATATCGAAACTATGAGTTTTGACGATAAAGAGACGGCACAACTTTATGTTGAAGAGTTATCTAAGGTTTTAAAAGATAGACATAATGAAGTTAGTGTGTCCTTAAATGACCTTAATGAATCATTAAAAGGAGTCGAAAAAACAGAAAACCCATTGTACGAGTCTTTAGACGTTTTATCGTGTCCTGATAAATTGGGTAACATTTCATCAAAGGTTGTTGCTAAGAAGTCGTTAGTAGAACACCTAACTAAAAACAAGGTATCAGACACATTAGAGGTTGAACAGGGAGTAAATGAATCTTTATTGAATTCAGTATTAGTGAATAACTTCAATGTTAGTTATGATAAAACATTATCTGAAGAAGATAAAACTAAATTAAAGACTATTTTAGGTCTAAAACAAACAGAAGTGGAAGAAAAGAGTAAAACTCTACACGAAAGTATTAATTCTAAATTGGATGAGTTGGTTGAATCGGACAAAGAATTCAAGACCAAGGCTGACATGGTTAGAAAAGAAATTTCAGAAATGAATTACAGTAAGTATAACTTGTATCGTTTAGAAGATTTGTTGGACGGTCTAAGTTAAGAGTATTTCCTTTACGGCGGCTACCTTAGAGGTAATGACCCTCACTATTGTATAACTTTAGTGGGGGTTTTTTAATGTTGTTCTTGATCTCGTAGTTTTTGAATATAAACCGCCTTCTGTTTTTTCAATCTTTTCTTTACTGAAGGTTTAGTATATTCCTTTTCTTTTCTCAGTTTTATTAACTGTTTGGTGTTTCTAACCTTGGAGCGTAATTTCTTTATTGCCCCTTCGATGTTTCCCTTTTTAACTTTTACTATTAGCATAATTCTTAATATCAATAAATATAATAAAAAAATTTGTCTTTTTGAATAATTTTCTTTATATTTTATTAAACACCATTAAAAGAGAATAAAGTATGAATTAAATGAAATTAGGACGTTACATCCCATTAGGGGATCACAAAAACGTTAAAATTGGGTATGGCACAATAAACCACAAAGATTTAAAAACAATATATCTAAACTTGAGTTCTTGGTTGGAACCTGACCATAGTTGTGGAGACTTCGATCCCATCGTAAGAAACTCAAGAAATAAAATAAAAAAACTTATCTATAACTTAGGTGTGGGTCTATTCAGGCCTGAATCTATTGTTGATTTAGATATCCGAACAAAGGGGATCGCTAAAGAGAAAAGATCTTTTATGAATGTAGAGATCACTCTTTATGTGTTAGAACAGATTAATATTAAAGATAAGACCCTTAAAAACGATATGGATAAACTCCTAAGAGAGATAATCGATACGTGTTTGGATAACAAATTATTATACAATTTCCACAAAAAGAAAAAATAACTTGGATTATGATGTATTTATAGTAATAAAACTATTGATACATGAAAGTACTTGGTCCAAAAGAAACGGGGAAAGGAATTCTTATAGAATACGACGCGGGGTTCATCTCACCTGAAGAGAATAAAACCGTGATATCCGAAATGAAAGGTATAGACTTTTCAGAAGATATTGAATTATACGCGGTCCTACAGAAATACGATACACCTAATAAGAATGGTAGAATATACCCTGAGAGTGTTCTTAAAAAGGAAGTAGACAAGTATCAAAACGTAATTAGTAAGGGAAGTGCGTTAAACGAACTTAACCACCCTTCATCTTCATTAATTGATTTAGATAGAGTATCACACGTTATCACTGAGACATGGTGGGACGGTAAAATACTCATGGGTAAAATAAAATTACTACTATCACCCGGATGGAAGAAATCGGGTATAGTAAGTACTAAAGGTGACCAAGC